CAAAATCATTATTCAGATGATTAGAGAGTATTATGTAAAATACGACCATACCCCGTCATTTGAAACCCTTGATCAGATTACAAAATCAGAACTCCAACAAGAGATCGCATCTAAGATTGTATTAGACACAATTAAGAAAATTAAAGATGCACCTATCGATGGAGTAGCTTTTGTACAAGAAAAGGCTTTGAAATTCTGTAAACAACAAGAACTCCAAAAGGTAATGGGTAAAGCTCAAAAGATCATCGATGGAGGTGAATTTGAGAACTACGATACCCTTGAGGAATTGGTTAAGTCGGCACTACAAGTTGGGGCAAAAGATACAACAATGTTAGATGTGTTTTCAAACTTAGAGCAGGTTCTTGAAGATGATTACAGACACCCGATCCCAATGGGAATACCTGGTATTGATAGATTATTAAAAGGTGGTTTGGCAAAAGGAGAAATTGGTGTTATTTTAGCACCAACAGGTGTGGGTAAATCAACCATTTTAACTAAGATGGCAAACCACGCGTTTAACTTAGGGTTCAATGTTCTTCAGATCTTTTTTGAGGACAACCCAAAGGTAATTCAAAGAAAACACTTCACTTTATGGACTAAAATCCATCCTGACGATTTGTCAGAAAAAAGAGAAGAAGTGGTGACTAAAGTTAGAGAAATTGAGGAATCAATGCCAAACAAGTTGATTATGAAAAAGTTACCATCAGATACTATGACGATGTTACAAATCAAAAATCAAATTAGGAAAATGGTTTCTGACGGAATTAAAGTTGATATGATTATTTTAGATTATATTGATTGTGTGGTTCCTGATAAGAACTTAGGTGATGAATGGAAGAGTGAAGGGTCAGTGATGAGAGCATTTGAAGCAATGTGTCACGAGATGAATCTTGTTGGTTGGACCGCAACGCAAGGTAACCGATCATCAATATCTTCAGAGGTTGTGACAACAGATCAAATGGGGGGATCAATTAAAAAGGCACAAGTAGGACACGTTATCATATCGGTGGCTAAGACATTACAACAAAAAGAAATGAAATTAGCAACCATTGCAATAACTAAGTCCCGAATTGGTGATGATGGGGTTATATTTGAGAATTGTAAATTCGACAATGCAATGATTGAAATTGACACTGAAAGTACAACAACGTTCTTGGGTCTTGAAGAACAAAAAGAAGAAAGACAAAGACAACGAGTTAAAGAACTCTTGGAAAAGAGAAAACAAAGAGAAACACAGTCAAATTAACAAATAAAAAAATTTAGAATAAATGGAAAAAATACTAGTAGAAAATCCTGGTCGGTTCGTCATATTCCCTATTGAACACAATGATATATGGGAATATTACAAACAACACCAAGCGGCTTTTTGGACGGCAGAAGAGGTGGATTTAACAAATGACATCAGAGATTGGGAAACATTAACAGAAAATGAGAAATACTTTATTAAAAACGTATTATCATTCTTCGCAGCATCGGACGGAATTGTGAACGAAAACTTGGCAGAAAACTTCTACCGAGAAGTACAATACCCTGAGGCGAAGTTCTTTTATGGAATCCAATTGGCGATGGAAAACATCCACTCACTTATGTATTCACTATTAATTGATACGTACATCTCAAATCCGAAAGAAAAAGATGAATGTTTCAATGCAATTGATAGATTACCGGCTGTACAGAAAAAAGCGAAGTGGGCATTAGAATGGATTGACAACGCATCATTCGCTGAAAGATTAGTTGCGTTTGCTGCGGTTGAAGGTATCTTTTTCTCAGGTTCATTCTGTTCTATTTTCTGGATGAAATCAAGAGGAATAATGCAAGGTTTATGTAACGCTAACACACTTATCTTTAAAGATGAGAACTTACATTGTGATTTTGCAATTCATTTATTGAATAATCATTTAGAGGATAAACCTTCTGATAAACGAATTAAAGAAATTGTGTTGTCGGCTCTTGAGATTGAAAAAGAGTTTATTACTGAATCACTTCCTGTTTCTTTGATCGGTATGAACTCAAACTTAATGAAACAATATCTTGAGTTTGTTGTTGATGGATTACTGGTTAAAATGGGTTGTAGTAAAGAATTTAACGTAGAACAACCATTCAAGTTCATGGAACAAATTGCGGTTGAAACTAAAGGTAACTTCTTTGAATCAAGAACAATGGAATATCAAAAAGCGAAATTAAACGAAACTATAGCATTCACAGACGATTTTTAAATTTTATAACATGTCATTAAAAATAATTAAAAGAGGTGGTGAGGTAGTCTCATTTAACCCACAAAAAATTTACAACAGAGTAAAACGATCGTCAAAAGGTTTGAATGTAAACTCAGACGAGATTTTTATTAAGGTTATCACATCAGTGCCAACTGAAGGTGAAGTAACCACAAAAGAACTTGATAAGTTAGTTTATGAGATCGCGGCATCTTACACCGGTAGTCATCACGATTACTCAAGATTGGCTTCGTCTGTTGCAATTTCTTCATACCATAAAGAAACAAATGATAGTTTTTCACAAACTATGATGCAACTTTATGAGGATGGGATTATTAATGAAAAACTTATTGAGACCATTAAAGAGTATGGTGAAGATACTATCGATGCGGTTATTAATCACGAAAATGATTACAACTTTGATTACTTCGCTTGGAGATCATTACAGGAAATGTACCTATTGAAACGACCAAATGGTAAAGTTATTGAAAGACCACAACATATGTATATGAGAGTTGCATTATGGGTTACATCAAACATCACCGATGCATTTGAATACTATAGATCTTTATCAGAACAATTAATTTCAAAGGCAACACCTATTATGATTAATTCAGGAACTAGAGTTCCTCAATTAGCGTCTTGTGTACTTCATTATAATGATTCTGACTCAAGAAAAGGTTTGTTAGATACATTGACTGATATATCTACGTTCTCATCTGATGCCGCTGGTATTGGACTATCAATGTCTAACATTCGTAGTAAAGAAAGTAGAATTTCTAGTTCAGGTGGATATGCTGGTGGTTTGTTAAAATACCTTAAGATTGTTAATGAATCACTTAGATTCTTTAATCAACAAGGTCGTAGACCAGGTTCAGCAGCAATCTATATTGAGCCTTGGCATAAAGATATCTTTGATTTGTTAGACATTAAAAAGAATACAGGTGCTGAAGAATTGAGAGCTCGTGATTTATTTACCGCACTTTGGATACCTGACAACTTTATGAGGTCAGTTAAAGAAAATGGTGATTGGTATTTATTCTGTCCTAACGATATTGAGAAATCAGGATTAAAACCATTACAAGAGTGTTTTGGTGACGAATATGAGGAAGTTTATAACAAAGCGGTCTCTATGGGTCTTGGTAAAAAAGTTAAGGCTCAAGACATTTGGACTAAAGTTATTGAATCACAAGTTGAAACTGGTGTTCCTTACTTATGTTCTAAAGATAATGCGAATAAGAAAACTAATCACCAAAACATCGGTGTGATTAAACAATCAAATCTTTGTAATGAGATCTATCAGTATACTGATGAAGAAACGACCGCAATCTGTACCTTATCATCTATGGTATTGAAAAACTTTATTAAGTCAGGAAAGTTTGATTTTGAACTTTTATTTAATGAGGTTAGAAAAGTTGTAAGATCACTCAATAAAGTTGTGGATATTAACAACTACTCAACTGAAAAAGGTAGAAAAGGTGGTTTAGAACAAAGAGCAATTGCTATTGGAACACAAGGTTTAGCAGATGTATTTTATTTAATGGATTATATCTTCACGTCTGATGAAGCAAAAAAATTAAATAGAGACATTTTTGAAACAATCTATTACGCATCGATCTACGAAAGTAATCAGTTGTGTATGAATGGAAAATACGAACAATACAAATTCTTCAAGGGGTCACCAATGTCTCAAGGAGTATTCCAATTTGATATGTGGAATATTGATGAGACACAACTATCAGGAATGTGGGATTGGGACAAATTGAAAGAAAGTGTTAAATCGTATGGTGTTTGTAACTCATTATTCACAGCACAAATGCCAGTTGCGTCTTCAGCGAAGATCACAGGATCTTATGAAATGACAGAACCGGCACACTCAGCAATCTTTAACAGACGAGTTGTTGGTGGTGAGATTATGATTGTGAACAAATATTTAATCACGGACTTTGAAAAAATAGGTATATGGTCTGAGGATTTGAAGAATGAAATTATTATGAATGAAGGATCAATTCAGAACATTAATTTCAATAACTACTTAGATCCTGAAGATAAAAATTACAATAAGAAAGTTAAACGAATTGAACATTTGATTCCTAAATACAAAACAATTTGGGAGATATCACAAAAACAACTTATTGATATGGCGGCAGATAGAGCACCATTCATTGATCAATCACAATCAATGAACATCTATATGTCTAATCCAACATTATCAAAGATTACCTCATCACACTTCCACTCTTGGGAAAGTGGATTGAAAACACTTTGTTATTATGTGAGAACCAAAGCGATTTCAACAGGAGCAAAACATTTGGCAATGGACATTTCAAAAAAACAAAAACCAAAAGCAACACCTGAACCACCGAAAGTTGAATATAGTAATCTAAATTTACCGTCAAAACCTGAAAATTCAGATTTTGAATGTTTTGGATGTTCTTCCTAAAAAAACAATAAATCACGATTTCGGTCGTGATTTTTTTTTATATGAGATATTTATAAATAAAAATTACCATGAAAAAAATAGTACGACTTAATGAAAATGATTTAGCAAATATTGTTAAACGAATTATAAAAGAAGATGCTGAGGATTCCATGGCATCTAAAAAAGTAGAAAGAATTGTTGACTCATCTAAAGTTCAAATGAAATTAGAAGATATTGTATCAAATCTATCTGATCGTGAAAAAAATCAAATCAAAAACGTTTTAGATAATTTGGGTATTGATCAGTATTCATCGGCAAAAGATGCTCATGATGCGGTTAAAGATCTTGCGAGTGAAGCTATGGATGGTGAAATGAGTGAAGAAGAAGAAAATGAAACACCTAAAGAAAAATTAGGTAGAATCATGAGAGACATTGGAGCGGCAAATATCGGAAATTGGGGTGGAGTACCCGCGGCTATCTTAATCGCGTCAATGACAGGATTTCCTGCAGGACTTGCGATTAGTTGGGGTGTGACAGGTTTATTATTAGGACTTGCTAAAGTATTGGATCCCGATAACGAAACAGAAGAGGCTTAATAAGATTAATTGCGACATTAATCACGACATTAATCCCGACACATTGTCGGGATTTTTATTTTATATCTATTTATTAGAAATAATCACGACATATATTTATTAGATATGGCAAATGGCATTACATACGGTATTTCTTTTCCTTTTGTGGATTCATTTACAGGTAGATATTTGGATGTGACAAATTCTACCGAAGCTGAAATTAGATCTGACTTAGTTCACTTACTTTTAACAAGAAAAGGGTCAAGGTATTTCTTACCCAATTTTGGTACTCGTCTTTATGAGTATATTTTTGAACCTTTAGATGGACCAACGTTTTCGGATATTGAATCTGAAATTAGAGATACAATTGGTAACTACATGCCAAACCTACAGGTAACCAATATCACTGTTGAACCGGCATCTGCGGGATTAGAAGATAAAGGATTCACGGTAAATCAAGATGGTGAACGAGAATTTAAAGTTACCAACATTGCAGAATTAGAACACACAGCAAGAATTAAAATAGATTACAGAATAACGGATTCTGCTTTTGAATCTAGCGATTTTATCATTATCAATATTTAATAGTATATGGCAGAAAAGAATATATCTTATACAGTCCGAGATTTTCAAGGAGTAAGAACTGAGTTAATTAACTTCACTAGAACGTATTACCCTGATCTCGTTCAAAATTTTAACGATGCGGGTATTTTCTCTGTTATGTTAGATTTGAATGCGGCGGTTACGGATAACCTTAACTTTCAAATAGATAGAAGCATCCAAGAAACTGTATTACAGTTTGCTCAACAAAAGAACTCCGTTTATAATATTGCAAGAACTTATGGTTTAAAAGTACCGGGTCAAAGACCGTCAGTTGCCTTAGTTGATTTTTCAATTACAGTACCTGCTTTTGGAGATAGGGAAGATTTAAGATATTGTGGTGTCTTAAGACGAGGATCTCAAGTTAATGGTGCTGGACAACCTTTTGAAACAGTGTATGATATTGATTTTGCTTCACCAATAAATGCTGAGGGTTCACCAAACCGAGTTAAAATACCAAACTTTGACTCAAGTGGTAAACTTATTAATTATACGATTCTTAAACGAGAAGTTGTTGTTAATGGTATTACAAAAGTTTATAAGAGAGTAATTACCGCTAACGACGCTAGACCTTATTTAGAATTATTCTTACCTGAAAAAAATGTTTTGGGTATTACAAGTGTTTTACTTAAATCGGGAACACAATACTCAACAATACCACAACCACAAGATTTTATCACCGTAGGTCCTGAGAGATGGTTTGAGGTGGATGCTTTGGTACAAGATAGAGTTTTCATTGAAGACCCTACTAAAGTATCTGATCAACCTGGTATTAAAGTAGGTAGATATATAACAACATCAAACAAATTTATTAGTGAGTATACACCTGAAGGTTTCTGTAAAATGACCTTTGGTGGTGGTAATATATCCGCAGAACAACAATTAAGAGAATTTGCCCGTGACGGTAAAGGTTTTGATTTAAGTAGATATACTAATAACTTTGCTATGGGTGCTGCTTTGACACCAAACACAACTCTATTCGTTCAATATAGGATTGGTGGTGGATTATCAAGTAACTTAGGTATAAATACAATCAACCAGATTGGTACTGTATCATTTGCGGTTAATGGTCCATCAGATTCTGTCAACAGAAGTGTTATTAATAGTTTACAATGTAATAATGTGACTGCGGCTATTGGAGGTGCTAACCTACCAACAACTGAAGACGTGAGAAACATGGTCGCATTTAACTTCGCGGCTCAAAATAGAGCGGTTACGGTGAATGACTACAACTCAATTATAAGAACAATGCCTTCTCAATTTGGTGCACCTGCTAAAGTTGCGATCACTGAAGAGAATAATAAAATAAAAATTAAAATGTTATCTTACGATACAAGTGGTAGTTTAACGAACGTAGTTTCAAACACATTAAAACAAAACGTCGCAAATTACCTATCAAATTATCGTATGATAAATGACTACATTTCAATAGAAGCAGCAGAAACGATAGATCTTTCAGTTACGGTTGATGTTGTTTTAGATAATAGTCAAAATCAAGGTGCGGTTATTGCCAAAGTAATACAGTTGGTGTCAGAGTTCTTTAACCCCTTAGTTAGAGAATTAGGTCAAAACGTTAATATCTCTGAATTAAGACGAATACTACAGTCCGAAAATGGTATTGTGAGTATTTCTGATGTTCTATTCTTTAATCAAGTTGGTGGTCAATATTCATCGGCTCAAACATCGATGCCATATGCGGATCCTTTAACAAGACAGATACAACCAACGGCAGATACTATCTTTGCAACACCAACACAAACTTACCAAATTAGATACCCAAATAAGGACATTAATGTAAGGGTATTGAACTTAAAAGCGGTAAACTTCTCGTAGCGATTTATTTTTCCAAGAATAAGATTATTTTTTTTAAAATAGGAAATAAACTATTTATGAAAAAACGAAATCTTTAATGCCCAAATCATATAGAATAAGAACCGAAGTAGGTGTTGACAAATATATTAATGTCAATTTAGAACAAGATTGGGAATCTTTGGAAGTGCTTTCCTTAAAGATTCTTGCAAATGATTTATACACAAGAATGTGTGCGGATTACGGTGTCGTAGTTGGTCGTGTTTTTGTTAATAACGGATTTGGTTTACCAAATGCTAAAGTATCGGTTTTTATCCCATTGGATGATGCGGATGAATTTGACCCTGTAATTTCCGAACTATATCCCTATAGAACCATAACCGATACCAATGAAGAAGGTTATAGGTATAATTTATTACCTAAACTACCATCATATAAAGGACACCAATCGACAGGAACATTTCCTAATGTTGGAGATGTGTTAATGGATGAATCATATATTGAGGTTTACGACAAATACTACAGATTTACTGTAACAACAAATGATAGTGGTGACTTTATGATTTTTGGGGTTCCCACTGGAACTCAAACAATTGTAATGGATGTCGATTTATCTGATATTGGTTGTTTTTCTTTATCACCACAAGATTTAATACAACAAGGGTTAGCAACTGAAACACAAGTTAACGGGTCTACCTTCAGATCATCAACAAACTTAAGAGAATTACCACAAATTAAAAATTTGGTGTTTGATGTTGATGTTGCTCCTTTTTGGGGTGATCAAGAGTTATGTCAAGTTGGTATTACACGAGTTGATTTTGATTTGACCAAACAAGCGAATATCAGTATCCAACCAACCTCCATATTTATGGGGTCAATTATATCAACAACAAATGACGATGCATTGAAGATTGGATGTAAACCAAAAAACAATACAGGTAATTTATGTGAGTTGGTTGCAGGTCCTGGTGAAATACAAGCAATACGACAAACAATTAATTCTGATGATCAAGGTTTACCGATATTAGAGGTATATCAAGTAGAACAGGAGGGTAAAGTAATTGATCCTGATGGAACATATGTCCTTAACGTACCAATGAATTTGGATTACGTATTCACAAATGAATTCGGAGAACAAGTATTGTCCGATGATCCTAGTAAAGGTATACCAACAAAAGGTAAGTACCGATTTAAAATGAAGTGGCAAAATGAGGAAGGACTACAGAATAGTTTCCAAAGAGCCAATTTCTTAGTACCAAACGTTAAAGAATACGGGTGGTCAACATCAGGTAATGATCCATTTGATCAAGCGACACAAACCTATACTTACCAAATTCAACCAGGTTTAGTTACAGGTGTAACAGAAGTACAATCATTTGGTTTTGATGCGGGTATTTCATTTGAAACTTCACTTAATAATTCATCATATGAAATATATTTGAATGGTGTTCTATATACGGGGTCTCAAAATTCAATACCATTTAATGTCGGGGACACAATTCAAATAGTCGGTACATCCGTAAACCCTAACGTTACCCAAGATTTCACATTCAAGGTTTACCCTGAAACGCTATTCAACCTTTTAAAGTCATATGCGTTCAGTTTAGATTGGGATGATTATGTTAACCCACAAGAAGCGATCGATTGTGAAGATACTTTCTATGAGTTTAAATATAATAAAGTTTATACGACCGCAATGTTCTTGGATAGATACAAGAATGGAATTGGTAGGGCAAGACATTTAGGGATAAAAGAAATTGATAACAGATCTTGTAAATCGACGGTAAATACGTTCCCTGTAAATGATATAATTAGAAACTTTGACCCAATATTTTTTGTGTTTAACATATTGATTAACGTTTTAACTTTCCCACTTTTAGTTTTACTATTTGTTGCTCACTTTATTTCATTCATATGGCCAATACTCAAATACGTATTAATAGTTTTAAGTCTTTATTTAACTTATGATGCGGCAGTTTCGTTGTTTAATGCTATACAGAGTGGTATACAATTAATCAGTGCGGGTGCTGGTGTTATTTCAGTTGGACTTGGGGTTACCGTTAACGTGGGGTGGATACTTGAGGGTATTCGTTTAATATTTGCTGGTATTTTCTTAATAGCCGCAGCGGCATTTAAAGTAGCACTAGCCGCGGCATTTTTAGCCTTTACTATTATTGCCGCAATTAAAGTAAAAGGGTTCCCAAGAATATCTTTACCTATGATTGCATATCCTGATTGTACGAGTTGTGATTGTGATTGTAAAACTGCGGAAATGGATGATAATTTTGACCTCAATAGTGTTAATGATGAAATAGAAGCTTCCGCTCAAGGAGGGTCAAGTAGTTTTTATGATCTAACATTAGTGCCGTCTTTAAGTATTATTGCACCTGTTAACTCTGCAGGATCATATGAGATACAACACCTTAATATTTCAGGACCAGACGACGATCCAAATAGTGATCCATTCCAATGTGGTGGTATTGGACCATACAAAACTTTTGCTTCTGAAATTGGCGATGATAATATTATTACGGATTTAGCGGTTCAGGCGTCTTTGGATTTAACTAGAGTTATTTCTGGTTATGATGTACTTTCATCCACTAATCCAAATAGATTATATGATAACGAACAATATTTACTTCATGCTCCACAACCATTTTTATGGGCGGCTAATAAAAGTTCGGGGGCTGACGAAAGATATTTTGCGTACCCAACCTCAAAAACATTCCCACAACAATTAAACGACTTCAATACAAGAGATAAATATTTCAATACAGGAGGAGCATATAATCAAATACAAACAACGGTGAATCCTTCTCTAAACTCACAACCATTTACGGATCAAGTGGTTGTTGTTTTAATGAGCCCTGGTGCGATAGGTCAAATCGGAATTGGAAATGTGTGTTCATTCCAAGACCCAAATTACACCGACGCACAATCCTCAAATCGTTTACTTAATTTAACAGGGGCAACACTTAATCAGTTCAACACTAATTCAATTACAGGAACAACACTAATAGGAAATTCAGTACCGGTTTTAGTGCAATATGCTAATCCTGCAAACCCACAAGTTAACTTAAGTGCGAACATAGTACTTGATCTACCACAAGTTAGTCAATTACCTGTTGTTGGTAATCCAAATTTGGAGGAGGCTTATTTGCAGTTTGCAACCGACATTGAGTACTTCCAACTTATAACAGGACTTACCGTTAATGAATTCATCGGAATTGATCAGTTAACCACTGGGTATTATCCTAACAACTACTTAAGACATGATGTTACTATTTTAACACCTGACTGTCCGGTAGGTGACCCGACAGCATTTAGTTCTTGGACAGTAAATAACGTAGTTACGTTGATGCAAGGTTGGGAAGGTTATGAAATTTGTATTTTTGTTAGAGGTGTAGACCCATTCACACCAAAACAAACTATTAAATACGATGTATCTAAAATATTTGGTTTCTCATCTTTTGGGTCGGTTCAGATTGAAGGTTCGTATTATTTGAATAGACCAATACAGGGTTATAGTTCTTTTGCTTCAGGCAATAAACCTGTGAGTCACGTAAGTGCTAACAATAACGTTTCTAACTTATATTTCCCATCATTTGCGTTCACACCTGATACGACTAAGTTTACGGCGTTTACCTCTAACTTACCTTATTATTATTTATGTACTGACGATACCAATGTTACTAATATTGGTTCTTACACACCAGTATTTCCTACTTGGCAGAACACATCACAACTAACAACAGGTGGTAATTTATATCAAGTTTTGGGTTCATCTAATTATACGATACCACAACAACAATCTGCGCCAACTCAATATGTTGGTGGTAATGCATTCTTAGCTTGGAATTTAGATCAATTAACATTTACAAAAACAATATACACCAATTCGGGTGGTTCATGTAATCAAGATTGTCAGAAAGGGCAATATTACAACACTCAAAGTGGTTGGTTTAATAACGTTAATGTTGGAGGTAACCTATCAGTTTTATATTCACCAGCTTATTATAGATACGGATTAACACCTGTTACATTCCAAAGTACAAATATCGTAATGAGAAGTGACCGATTACCAACATCAACTAAAATTGAAAATGGTGTTCAGAATAGAACTGGTTATGCTTTACACCAAAATAACAATTTTACCGCTTATAATGCTTCAGGTATTCAAACGGAACCTACAATATCGGCAGGTGTGGATTTACCAACGGGTGATCAACAAGATGAGGATTCATTTGTTTCAGGTTTGACAAATACTTTAACTTGTGAAGGTATGGTTCCTTTGGAATGTTATAGTGGATCAGGAAGTAATGTTGGGGTTATTCCTCCTGATCAATGTTCAATACCTGTTAACAGAATGGTTAATGGTTGTTATTGTTTATTAAATAAAACATACTTAGCACAATATGGTGATGATGCTAGATTATTCTTAGAGTGGAAAGTTAGATTTACAATGAACTTTGCTGCTTGTAGAGGAGTGTTTTCACAGGTGTTCCAAAACAACTGGTTAAATGGGTCTTTATATATGTTTAACTTTAATAAGAGTACAACATTCGGACCTAACCTACAACCAAATTACAATTACTGTGAAGATGTTGTTGTATTTAATGATTTGTCAAATAGTTTCTATTATAGGTCATCTCCATGGAATGGTAATGACTTTATTGGTAAAAATTCACCATCAATAAGTCCTTTTACCCCACAAAGTCTTAAAGATTTTCCTGGTTTTGGGTACAATAAAAAACAAATTCAATTCCCAACAACGGTAGTTGATTTAGGGCCAAGAGATAGTTTTATTAATGAGATTTGTTGTAGTGGTATTGATGGTTTTGGATCTTACTACGCGGATCAATTAAAAGCGACATCATACCAAGATAATTCTGATCTAATCCAATTAGGGTTCTTATCGAGAATTTTAAATGAAGGGGTTAGACAAAGAATGATACCTGTTAGTACTGGTGGTGACTCAAGTGAAGGTAAAGGTATTATACAGTTCTTTAACAGTACAAGAGGTGGTTATAGAATTGATGGTGATTGGGCTCAGATGTTATCAGTTAATTCGGAGTGGAAAGTATTGCCATTCATTAGTGAGAACGTACCAAGTAATAATTATATTTTCTTCGGTGATAACTATTATCCGGCTTCTTATCCGTCAAATGCGGACATTAAACCGGTATTCGGTGTATTCTTCCAAACACCATTACAAAACTTAAACTACAGAAAAATTGAATCACCGGGTATTGAAACATACAGTAACTCCCCATTAATTCAGGAAAAATTTGGTTACTCTAAATCTCAAGTTGTTCCTCATTACAAATGGTCTTTAAAGCAAAGTAACCCTACTATGAA